ATGCCACGCGACCCAGCGCAGCGCTGGGAGTGGATCAAGTACCAACTGCGCCTTAAGGGCAGCTCGACGGCTGATCTGGCCCGTCAGCTGGGAGTAACGGACCGGGCAATCCGAGCCGTGAAAACCACGCCGTACCCCCGTATGGAGCGCGCCATTGCCAAAGCCCTCGGCGTCAAGCCGCAGAAGCTGTGGCCCGAACGCTGGAACAGCGATGGCAACCCGAAGCGGCAGCGGCCCAATCGCGCAGAAAGCCGTGCCAAGGATAGCCGTTACGCTCCTGTTCCGCACCGTAAAACCGGCACGGAGGCTTGAACATGCGTCACGGAAAAGACGACCGCACCCTGAATATTGAGTTCGATGTTCCCCAGCCCGTCGCTGTCAGCTCCTGCGACTTCCGGGTGCAGGTCAGCGAAATCGTCAGCGAGATTCTGGACGGTGCAAAGCTGGCAGGCCTGCAGCGCTGCGATATCGCCGCCCAGATGTCTCGTGCCTCCGGCGAGGACATCAGCAAGCACATGCTCGACGCTTGGTCGTCCCCGGCCCGCGCTGACCACAACCTGCCGTTCTACAGGGCTGCGCTCCTGGAACAGGTCTGCGGCACCCATCGCCTGACTGACCTTCTCGTTGAAATCCGAGGCGGCCGAGTCGCATACGGCCGCGACGCGCTGCTGGCCGAGTTGGGCCGGCAAGAGCGCATTCGTGAGGAAGCCACTCGTAAGGCCCGCGAACTGCGGCGCCATCTGGGGGGTGGAGCATGAGGCCGTCGCACTTGAAGCCAGGGACTTGGCTGCTGATTCGCGAAGCCTTTGGCACCGGCGAGTACCGCGCCCGCTTCGAGGGCCGTACTCCTGCCCAAGGCAAGGGGCGTCCGGCAGTCAACCGTCTGTTCAACCCTGAATGGATCGGCTTGTCCGGCGCAGATGATCGCGGCATCGCAACCATTAGCGACTACGAACTAGCCCGGCGCGGGCGCCTGCTGGGAGATCGCCCATGAATCGTATTCCTCAGGCACTGCTCGATGATCTGCGCAACGCGACCGAGTACCACAACTACGTCCAACAGTGCCCGCCTGTTGCAGCGCTGAAAGACGACAAGACCGCCAGCGAATGGCTACGCACCGCAGCGCTCAACCTCGGCGAAGCCCTGATCGCAGCCCGCTCGGCAGGCGAGGTGCCCCATGCATAAGTGGTTCACTGCCAGTGAGCTGGCGGGCCTGTCGGGTCTGCCTGGAAGCGAGCGTGGTGTGCGCAAGCTGGCTGATCGTGAGCGCTGGGAGGGCCAGCGCCGCCTGGGCTCCAAGGCTGTTGAGTACAGCTTCGCTGTACTGCCGAAGGAAGCCCAGGCCGCCCTGCTGGCCCGCCTGGTGCAGCAGGAAGAGCCGCAGCAGGCTCCGCAGCCCACCGCCCCGCACGCGCTGATTACGCCTAAGCGTGACGGAATTTCTGCGTCACGCTTGAACGATGATCAGCGCGATGTCATGACCGCGCGCGTCACCATCATTCGCGAGATCGAGCGCATGAGCCAGGTGGTCAGCCAGCAGCGGGCCATCCTGACGCTGGTCGGCCTGGCCCGTGACGGCCAGCTCAGCCCCTACCTGGCCGGCCAGGTGGAGCGCGCCAACGACCGCAAGACCGCTGACAGGACACTGAGCGAGCGCACCCTCAAGCGCTGGCTGGCGGACTACCGCAAGCACGGCGAGATTGCCCTGGCCCCCGTGCGGCGCAAGCCCAACATGAGCATCCCGACCTGGGCGCCGGTCTTCCTCAAGCACTACCAGCGCCCGCAGAAGCCCAGCGTTGAAGCGGCTTATGCAGCGTTCGCCGCCGAGAACCCCGGCTGCCCGAGCATTCATGCGGTGCGCCGCTTCCTCGCCAAGTTGAGCCCGGAGGCTCGCGAGCAGGGCCGCATGGGCAGCCGCGAGCTGAAAGCGCTACAGCCCTTCACGCGCCGTCAGGCCCATCAGCTGTGGCCCAACGACGTGTGGGTGGCGGACGGCCACACGTTCGACGCGGAGGTCATCAACCCGCTGACGGGGCAAATCTTCCGCCCTGAAATCACCCTGGTCATAGACTGGGCAACCCGCCGGATCACGGGCTTTTCCGTCAACCTGGCCGAGTCGACGCTGGCGACACTCGACACGCTGCGCGACGGTGTCAGCCGCTGCGGCATGTACAAGGTGCTGTACGTCGACAACGGCGGCGGCTTCGATAACGCCGACGTCTACGAGGTCAACGACCGCTTGGGTGGCGAAATCACCCACTCCCTGCCGTACAACTCCCAGGCGCGTGGCGTGATCGAGCGGGCGCACCGGACCATCCTGGTGCGACTGGCGAAGGACTTCGACAGCTACATGGGCGCGGACATGGACAAGGAAGCCGCTACCCGTGTCCATCGCCTGTCCCGCAAGCAACTGGCAGAAGGCATCACCCCCACTCAGATTCCCGAGTTCGGCACCTTCTTCGCCAAGCTGCAGGATGCCCTGGACGCCTACAACCACGCTCCGCACCGCGGGCTTCGGAAGGTCCGCGACATCGCCACCGGCATGATGCGACACCAGTCGCCCATGGAGGCCTGGAAGTCCGCTATCGCCGAAGGCTGGGAGCCTCTGCAGGCATCGGCCGACATCGTTGCCAGCGTGACGCGACCGCAGGTCGTCCGCACCACCAACCGGGGCGAGGTCCGCTTCAGCGGCAACATCTACTTCTTGGACGCCCTGCGTGACATCCACGGGGAAGAGGTCCGCGTTGCCTACGACTTCCGGGACTCCAGCCGCGTATGGGTTCACGACATGGACGGCGAGCTTATCGGGGAGGCTCTGCTCGATGGCAACGCCGGCCCGGCCATGCCGCAGTCGCTGCTGGAGAAGGCAGCCGACAAGCGCGAGCGCGGCCAACTGGCGCGCCTGGTGAAGAAGGCCAAGACGCTGACCGGCCAAGACGTGGAAATCCGCGTGCTGCCACAGGGACAGCCCAGCGCCGAGCTGGCACCGGAGCAACTGGCCGATGCGCGCCAGGTGGCCGCCCGACTGGTTGCCTCCGAACCGACGTTCGTGCTGCCCGACGACAGCGTGTCCCGTTACCGCCTGTGGAACCGCCTCGCTGCCCGCCGCGATGCAGGCGAGCCCCTGACCTCTGCTGAATCCCAATGGCTGGAGAGCTACGCCAAGCACCCGGACCTGGCGTCCGTGCGCCGCGTCTTCGAGTTCGCCGCCACCGCAACCGCTTAACAAACGGGCCGCCGGAGAGCGGCCAAAGGAGTGAAACAATGAGTAAGTCCATGATTGCCCCGCTGACCAACGTCGGCCTGCTGTCCAGCGCCGTCGACCGCGCAATGCAGCGCCCACTGGGCCTGCCCGGCCTGGTCGTCATGTACGGGAAATCCGGCCTCGGCAAGTCGGTGAGCGCCGCCTTCGCCGCCAACATGCACCGCGCCTACTACGTCGAATGCCGCAACGCCTGGTCGAAAAAGGCCTTCCTGCTCGCGATCCTCCACGAGATGGGCCTGGTGCCGAGCCGCACCCTGAGCGAGATGGTTGACCAAATCGCCGAGCAACTGTCGCGCTCGGGCCGTCCGCTGCTGGTCGACGACGCCCAGTACCTCCTGGAAAAGTCCGTCGCGAACCTCATCACCGACATCTACAACGCCAGCCAGGGGACCATTGTCCTGATCGGCGAAGAGCATGTGCCCGCCCGCCTGGCCAAGCTGGAGCGCCTGCACAACCGCGTCCTGGAGTGGGTGCCAGCACAGCCGGCCACCCTGGACGACCTGCGCACACTGGCCAGCGCCACCTATCCAAGCCTGGAGATCGAGGACGAGCTGCTGGACGACCTGCGCCAGCAGACTCGCGGCTGCCTGCGCCGTGCCGCTGTGAACCTCTACCGCATCAGCACCGAGGCCCAGGCCCATGGCGTCAGCCGCTTCGGCATGGCCCATTGGGGGAAACGCCCCTGGTTCACCGGGGAAGCCCCGGCGCGGAGGGCTTGAGATGGCTGCCCCTGTCCCCGTCTACGAAGTCACCTGTGAGAACTGCGGTGGCGAGCACCATACCGCCTATGTGGATGCTGCCGCGCACGATCCCCGCCTGCTCGACCTTGTTGTCGAGTGTGATAGCTGCGGCCGCACCCTGAACGAGTTCGTGGAAGTCCGCTGCATGACTCTGGTGAACGAAGGGACCTCGGAGGTGCGCGATGCGTAAGCCCGTCCACCTGCGCATGACCGGCGGCAAGGCCCCCCGCCAGCAAATGTGGGAGGCCATCCGCTCGCTGTCCCGCGATCCGAAGGCCCTGACCACCTACAACGTCGCTCGGCTCTCCGGCCAGGACGACGAGGCCGTGCATAGCTACCTGCGCGACCTGGAGAAAGCCGGTGTCGTCCAGCACCTGGAGGTGCTGAGCCGGCGCAACTACCGGTGGACGCTGGAGAAGGACGAGGGCGCCGAGGCCCCGCGCGTCAACAAGCGCGGCGAGCGCGTGCCGCCGCCGGCTGTGGAAAGCATCTGGCGCACGCTGCGCATCTTGGGCGAGCTGACGGCGGCCGATGCGGCGGCACATGCCAGCGTCAACGGCGTGACCATGACCGAGCAGGCTGCCCGCATCTACCTGCAGGGCCTGGCCCAGGCCGGGTACGTGAAGCGCTCCGGTGGCACGCCCGGCAATCCGGCTCGCTACGCCATGGTGCCGCAGCGCTACACCGGCCCGCAGCATCCGGTCTACCAGCGCAGCACCTACGAGCAGGTCTATGACCCGAACCTCGACCAGGTGGTGTGGAGCAAGGGCGACGGGGAAAGCCCGGAGGTGGCAGGGCTCCGCATCGAGCGCGAACAGCTGCAGAAGCAGCTCCAGGACCTGCAGGCGGTCGTTGCTGAATATCAGGCTGATGCGGCTCGCTATCGGTACATCGTCCACACGTCAGGGATGGGTATCTCGCTGCCGGGCTCCTGTTCCGTGACCAAGTCGGTCGAGGAAACCAATGCGGCACTGGACGCCCTCATCGCGGCTGAAGCCTCTACGGAGGGCCGTGCATGACTCGCGTCGACCTGTCCGCCTGGGGCGAGCAGCCCCCGGCCTGGGTGGTCCTGCTTGCTGCCGAGGTTCAGCAGACCAACCGCACCCGAGCCGGCGAACGCATCGGCATGAGCCGCTCGGCTGTCAGCCTGGTGCTCTCTAACCGCTACCCGTCGCCGAGTACCGCCGCCGTCGAGCGTCGTGTGCTGGATGCGCTCGGCGCCCTGGATTGCCCTGCACGCGAGGCGCGCATCAGCGTCGTCGAGTGCCAAGAGTTCCGCGAAATGCGTGCGCCCACGCACAACCCACACGCCATGCAGCGCTGGCGTGCCTGTCAGCACTGCCCCCTGAACCCCAACTGCGCGCAAGCCCTGGAGGCGAGCCATGCAACCCAGCACTAACGCTCTCCTGAAAGTCCTGACTCCGCAGTTCGCCGAGCGCCTGCGGACCTTCAACAGCGCCGCGCGTGAGCTGCAGCGCCTGGGCATCCGCATGCACCGCATCGAGCCGAACGATAACCGCCTGACCATCAGCTCGGTGGACGGGCGCCGCCTCCAGCAGCTGCGCGTGCTGGTAGGGCTCCAGCGCCACGGCTCGGCCGGCAGCACCCGCTGGAGCGGGATTTTCCAGGGCGTCGAAGTCGCCTGGTCCGAGCCCATCAGCTACCGCGACTACGCCACCCCGCGCGACCTCTCTTTCCATTGACCAACAGGAGCAACCCATGACCGCAAACGCCATCCCCGCCGGCTACCGGCAAGACGCCCAGGGCCGCCTGGTGCATGAGTCCCTCATCAAGCCCATCGACCAGGCCCGCGACAAGCTGGTGCTGGAACTGGTCGAGAAGGGCAAGGCCCTCAATAAGCTGCTGGCCGAGTTCAAGGACAGCGCCTTTGGCGACGTCACGGCCTTCGTCGAAATGTCCATCGAAGAGTACGGCGTCAAGCGCCGGGGCAAGAAGGGCAACGTGTCGCTGCTCTCCTTCGACGGTAGCTACATGATCAAGAAAGCTGTGCAGGAATCCGTCCAGTTCGACGAGCGCCTGCAGGCTGCGCGGGCGCTGATCGACGAGTGCCTGCTCGAATGGACCGAGGGCGCCCGCCCCGAGGTCGTCACGCTGGTCAACGATGCCTTCCGCGCAGACACCAAGGGCGAAATCCGCACGGCCCGAGTCCTCGCCCTGCGCCGCCTGGAGATCGCCGACGAGCGCTGGCAGCGCGCGATGAAGTCCATTGGCGATGCCTGCCAGGTGGTCGGCTCCAAGGACTACATCAGGCTGTATGAGCGCGTCGGCGACACCGACCAGTTCAAGGCCATCCCTCTCGACATTGCGGGGGTGTGACCATGGCAGCACGCAACAGCAAGCAACAGCTCTGTGTCGTTACCTTGGGCTACCAGCGCTTCCTCCTGCCCCAGCCCGACGCCCTCAAGCTCATCGACATCATGAGCCGCGCGGCGCAGGTGGAGCGCGACTACGCGGACGATGGCCTCAAGTTCATCGTTGGCGAAGCGCCAGAGGCGGACTTGTCGGTAGTTCGCCCTGGTCAGTTGGTGATGCCTCGGGCCGAGGCGACCCCGTCGGAGTCACGCGCCCGGCGGAAGTCTACGCCCCAACTGGAGCACAACCCCATCCGACTGCTGGGGGACTTCTGACATGGCCAAGACCGTAGCAGCGTGTCGCCTGGACGGCGTAATCGAGCTGCACGACCAACACCCTGGCGATGGCTACTTCGCCCTAGCCGAGGGTGACCCGACTGAGCTGATGCTCGTAATCGACCTCACCGCCGAATACATCGACGGACCCGTCTGGCGCGCGCCTGGCTACCGCGCCATCGGTTTCGCTTGGCGCGTTCCGGGCATCCGTCAGGGGGCCGAGCCTCGCGTCAATCTCGACGCCATCGCCAGCTACATCCGGCACCTGTCCACCCACAACGCGCCCGGTGTGCGGGCGCTGGGGGTGTGACATGGGCCGTGCTCCGTTGCTCGATGACATGAACCTGGACAAGAACGTCCGCCAGATCATCGACGAGGCCGAGCAGCTCGATGCTGACTGCTTCGACGTCATGCATCTGCAGCTGGACAACGGCAAAGAGCTGGTGATGGTCGCCATCACCGGCGAGTACCTGGACCCGGTGGCGAAGGTGCTGGAGTCCATCCGCGACCTAAGGGAGGCCAAGTGATGAGTAACTCCGTCGAGTTCAACATGCGCCGGATTGGCGATGGCTACACAGCCACCAGCAAAGGCAAGTCGGCCAGTTGCACCTGGTGCCGCTGGCAATGTGCCAAGCGCCTAGGCCAGAAGCTGTTCCCCGATGCCGCCATGCGCATCGAGTGCATCGACAGCGTGAGCAAAGGCAGTCTCGACAGCCGCTGGCGCATCACGGTGGAGGGCCACTGATGGAGCGCTACCACGACCCGCAGACCGACCCGCTGCCGCTTCGCTCGCCCTACCACGAAGCCGAGCGCCAGCGCCTGGAGCAACTGACCGCTGACTTCCTCGCCAAGGGCGGCGAGGTTCAGCAGGTCGGCCACCAGATGCGCGACAAGTACCCGTTCGTGATCGACGCCCGCCGTACCCCGGTCTATGCGCACCTGCTCGACCAGCCGGCCCAGCCCCTGGTGGCTAAGCCGACCAAGACCGTCGAGCGAGAGCCGACTGCGCAGGCGAAGCCTGAACGCAAGGTGCCGCCGGCTCTGCTCGATGCGCGCACGCTGGCCGCGCGGCTGATGGTCCAGGCGGCACTGGGCGCCTCGCCGGGCCGGGCTGCCAGGGCGGTGGGTATCTGCGAGAAGCACGCTCGCCAGCTGATCCGCGACTTCAACATCAAGTTCCATCGCCAACGCTAGGGGGATTCATGGGCAAGTTCACTATCACCATCGCAGAAGAAGACGGCGGCCTGAGCATCGACATGGAGGGCGACGGCCAGCCGGGAGGGGTGGCGGGGCTGACCGCCATGGTGCTCATGAGGCTGGCGCCGGACGTAGTGGCAAAGGCTGCCAGGCGCGCCTCGAATAAGGACTGCCAATGCGAGAAGTGCAAGGCCGCACGGGAAGAGCAGGCCGAGGCGTCAGCCACCGAAGGAAAACCGACCATCCACTGAGCGAAACCGCCCCGGCCTGGCCGGGGACGGTCTGCCCAGCGTGGTGGCTGGGTACTGACGAGCAGCCGAGGAACAGATGGCAAAGCCACGCACCGAAAAAGTCCGCAAGCAGGACGCCAACCGCCAGCAGCAACTGCGCAACCGCAGGGGGGCGCACAAGCAGGCCGTGGGCGCAGAGAAACTCAAGTTCGAAATCTATGCAGGAACCCGCGCCGACATCGACACCATGTGCCAGGTCGGCGGCTTCGAAGAGGAAGCCGAGGCCATCACGCTTGGTCTGCGCTACCTGGCCGGCATGGCGCGCAGCCATCCCGAGACGTTCCGCAACGCCATGGACCCGAGGAACCCGGTATGACTCCCGAGACCATCAACGTCGCCGGCATCCCGGCGGCGGCCAACGAAGAGATCGACAAGCCCCGTTTCCAGACAACGGTGGACGGCCTGGAGCAGCTGTGCAGCAAGTGCGACGAGTACTGGCCGGCGGATACCGACTTCTTCTTCAAGGCCCCCAACGGGAAGCTGCAGGCCTACTGCAAGGCCTGTTACTACGAAATGCCATCCATGCAGAAGCGCCTGGCCGCACGCAGCAAACGGAGGACGGTATGAGCAGCAAGGGCCGCCAACTGATCCAGATTGCCCGGCGCCAGCTGGGCATGGACGACGACACCTACCGCGCGCTGCTGGGCCGTGTGGCCGGCGTGCGGTCTTCTACTGCACTCTCTCCGCGCCAGGTCGGCCTGGTGCTGGCCGAGCTGGAGCGCCTGGGCTGGCAGCCGACTCGGAAGCCGACCGGGCGTGCTGCCCCCACGGTGGCACCGGATCGCCAGGCCCTGGTCGGCAAGGTCGAGGCGTTCCTGGCCGAGGCCGGGCGCCCCTGGAGCTACGCCGACGCCATGGCCCTGCGGATGTTCAAGGTGGAGCGTATGGAGTGGCTGGACGCCGGCCAGCTGGGCCGCCTGGTCGCCGCCCTGGCGTATGACGCGAAGCGTCACGGGCGGCGCGTATGAGCATGAACCTGGAGCAGGTGCGGGACCAGCTGCCGGCCCAGGTGCTGGAGATCGCCGAGGTGGTGGGCATGCCTGCCGCCCTGCGCCTTGTCACCGAGCTGGGCGGGACCACCTGGGAGTTCGCCAAGGGCGCCAACCGCAACGGGCAAATCCGGGTGGCGGCGCTGGCGGACATCATCGGCGATGAAGCGGCGCAGCGGCTGACCTCCCGCCTCGGCGGCGACGTGGTCTATATCCCGCGTTGCGACGTGGCCCTGCGCCGGCTGCGCGACCTGGAGATTCATCGCCAGTTCGAGCAGGCGATACGCGAAGGCGTGAGCGCGCGGGTGGTGGTTGCGGAACTGGCCCGAACTTATAAGCTCTCCGACCGTCGTATCTGGATCATCCTCAACCAGGTGCTACCAGACCCCGCCCCTGGCGACCTCTTCGACTAGCCCCGCCCTCGCGGGGCTTTGTCTTTCTGCTGAACCCCTTCCTCTAAAGCCGCTGCCGCCGCATCAGCACTATGGCGGCATGAATGCACAGCCGATCCACCACGCCCCCATCAGCCCGCGCGAGTATGCCGCGCTGGTGCTGGCCGAGCCCAACCTGGAGCGCCGCCGGGACCTGATGACCAGGTGCCCCGAGCACTGGCGCGAGCTGGTCAGCGAGCACGTCAAAACCGGCTACTCGCGAATCCAGGCCTACCGCCAGTTTCTCAGTGGTGGCCGCCAGGCCATGGCGGCCGGCCCCCAGCCGGCGCCACGCCGCGAAGACACCACCTTCCGCATCAGCGATTTCAAGAAGTCCGCGCCCGAGAAGGGCAACCAGGAACTGGCCAAGCTCAAGGCTCTGGTGGGGGGTAAGCGCGATGGGGATTAAGGCCCGAGTCCTGGCGCTGGCTGTCGGCGTAGCCACCCCTGTGGTGGGTTACTTCGAGGGGCGCAACCTGCTCGCCTACCTGGACCCGGTGGGCATTCCCACTATCTGCGACGGCTGGACCCGTGGCGTCCGGCTGGGGGATCGGGCGACGCCGGCCGAGTGCGACGAGCGTACCCGCCAGGGCTTGGAGGAAGCGGCCCAGGTCTTCGAGGCCTGGGTGCCGCAGCAGGTCATCGACCGGCTGCCGGCCAAGACCATCGCGGCCTTCCTGTCCTTCATCTACAACGTCGGCCCCGGCAAGCCCGGCGTCAAGGACGGGTTCGTGTGGCTCAAGTCCGGGCGCCACTCCACCATGCTGCTGCACCTGCAGGCCGGGCGGATCGCCCAGGCCTGCGCCCAGCTCCCCAGCTGGACCAGTGCCGGCGGCCGGAAGCTCAACGGCCTGGTCAAGCGCCGCGCCGCCGAGCGAGCGCTGTGCGAGGCCGACCTATGACCTGGCTCGACATCCTCAAGCGCCTGGCCGGCCCGGTAGCGGTCCTGGTCGTCCTGTTCCTGGTCGTCGCCGGCCTGGAGGCGATGCAGGCCATGGCGCGGCAGCAGGGCTACGACCAGGCCGCCGCCGAGGGCCATGCCGCCCTGGAGCAGCTCCAGCGGGAGTACGCCGAGACGGACACCCAGCGCGCCCGCCAGGCCGAGGCCGATGCCAAAGCCGCCGCGAATCGCCTGGCCGCGGAGCGGTCCAGGAACGACAGGCTCGCCGCCGACCTGGCCGAGCAGCAGCGCCAACACCGCAAGACCACTGACCAACTCGCTGGGGAGATAGCCCGTGTCAACGACCTCTACCGGGAGGCGCTCGATGCGCCGCCTAAGCCTGTGCCTGCTTGCGTGCTTACTCGCGGCTGGGTGCGAGTCTACGACGAAGCAACCGGAGCCCGTGTGCCAGCCGCGCCAGCTGCCGCCGGAGCTGTTGCGTCGACCGGAGCCGGCAACCCCGCTGAGCAGCTCCCCTCAGGCGTCGACCAGCGCGCCGTCCTGGAACACCACGTTCGCTATGCCGAGCAGTGCCGGAACACGGCCGCTCAGCTGGACGCTCTGATCGACGCCGTGGAGGGCCATTGATGGCAACCGACATGATCGGCTGGGCAATCACGCTGCTGTCGACCTTCGCCGGCATCGTGGTGGCGTTGGTCAAGCTGCTGCTGTGGCAGTTCGAGAAGCGACTCTCCGAGAAGTTCGCCGCCGAGGGAGACGCCCGCCGCGAGGCCAGCAAGCACTGGGAGGACAACTTCGCCAAGGTCCTGGAGCGCCAGGACAAGGATGCGCAGGCCGTCCAGCAGCTGGAGCGCGCCTTCCTCAACTTCAAGGCCGACCTGCCCAACCAGTACACCCGCCGCGAGGACTGGGCGCGTGGCCAGTCCGTGATCGAGTCCAAGTTAGATGGCTTGGCGCTCAGGTACGAAAACATCCTGCTCAAAGGAGCGCGCAATGATTGATCCCGCCAAAGCCCGCCGGGAGTCTCTCCGCTGGTTCATCCTGCTGACTCTCAACACGTCGCGTCCCGTCGACCCGCACGAAACCGTCGTGCTGTCGACTATCCAGGCCGTCTATCCCGACGCCACGCCGATGGAACTGCGCAAGGAACTGGACTACCTCAAGGACCGCAGCCTGGTCACCCTGGACAAGCAACCTAGCGGCCAGTGGATTTGCGGGCTGACCCACTACGGCGTGGACATCGCCGAGTACACCATCGACTGCTTCCCCGGTATCGCCCGGCCCGCGAAATACTGGAGTGTCTGACCATGCCGCCGCGCTCCAAGGTTCAGCAGCTCCCGGCCAAGGTGAAGGCCTGGCTCGACCAGGCCCTGGTCGAGAACAACTTCAGCGGCTACGAGGCGCTGGCCGCCGAGCTGACCGCGCGCGGCTACAGCATCGGCAAGTCCGCGCTGCACAGCTACGGCCAGACCTTCGAGGACCGCCTGGCGGCGCTGCGCCAATCCAGCGAGCAGGCCAAGGCCGTGGTCACTGCGGCGCCCGATGACGAGGGCGCCGTCAACGAGGCGCTCATGCGCCTGGTGCAGGACCACCTGTTCAAGCTGCTGATGGCCTCCGAGGGCAAGCTGGACCTGCCCAAGGTGGCCAAGGCCGTGGCCGAGCTGGGCCGCGCCTCCGTCGTGCAGCTGAAGTGGAAAGCCGAGTACCGGGAGCGCGCCGAGTCGGCCGCCGCCAAGGTCGAGAAGATCGCCAAGAAAGGCGGGCTCAGTGCCGACACCGTGGCCGAGATTCGCCGGGAAATCCTCGGGGTGGCGGGATGAACTACCTACTCGCCCTCCTTCTGGTCGCGATCCCCGCAGCGCCTGGCGAGCTGTACGCCGCTGCCGTTGCTCTCTTCCTTGCCTGGGTGCTCCAGTGATGAACACGCAAGCGAAAGGCCCGCTGCTGCAGCACATCAGCAACACCGCTGGGGTGAACGTCCCAGCCGTGCTGCTGGACTACCAGAAGGAGTGGATCGGCATCCGCGCGCCGCTCAAGGTGGGCGAGAAGTCGCGCCGGATCGGCCTGACCTGGGCCGAGGCGGCGGACAACGTCCTGGTCGCGGCAGCGGCCAAGAATGCTGGTGGCCAGACCGTCTATTACCTGGGCTACAACCAGGACATGACCGTCGAATATATCCAGGCGTGCGCCATGTGGGCGCGGGCGTTCGACTACGCCGCCGGGGAGATCGAGGAAGATATCTGGCCAGACGGGCCGGACAAGAACATCAAGACCTACGCGATTGTCTTCCCCAGCGGAAACCGCATCGTCGCGCTGACCAGCCGGCCGTCCAACCTGCGGGGCCGCCAGGGCATCGTGGTAATCGATGAAGCCGCGTTCCACGCTGACCTGGCGCAACTGCTCAAGGCGGCCCTGGCGCTGCTGATCTGGGGCGGCGAGGTCCATGTCATCAGCACCCACGACGGCACCGACAACCCCTTCAATGAGCTGATCGAAGAGATTCGCGCCGGCAAGCGCAAGGGCGCGCTCTTTCACTGCGACTTCAAGAAGGCCGTCGCCGACGGTCTGTACAACCGCGTATGCCTGCGCAAGGGCATCCCCTACGACACGACCGAGGAAAAGGCGTGGTTGGATGACGTTTACGCCTTCTATGGGGATGCGGCCGAGGAAGAGCTGGACTGCATCCCCAGTCAGGGTGGCGGCACCTACCTTTCCCTGGCGCTCCTGGAACAGCGCAGCCGGGCTGACGTGCCGGTCCTGCGCCTGGCCTATCCGGTGGGCTACGTCACCACCGCGGAACCACTGCGCCTGGCGGACAGCTTCGCCTGGTGCGAGCGTGAACTGAAGCCGCTTTTGGCACAGCTGCCGCCCAGCGCCTGGAGCTTCTACGGCATGGACTTCGCCCGTAGTGGTGACCTGTCGGTGATCGTGCCGTTGATCCAGGAACAGGACAGCCGCAAACGGCCGGCCTTCCTGGTCGAGCTGCGCGGGGTGCCGTTCAAGCAGCAAGAGCAAATCCTGTTCTACATCGTCGACCGCCTACCCAGCTTCATGGCCGGAGCCAACGATGCGCGCGGCAACGGCCAGCAACTGGCCGAGGCGGCGGCGATCAAGTACGGGCACAGCCGAATCAGCCAGGTGATGCTGACCGAGGGCTGGTATCGGGACAACATGCCCGGCCTCAAGGCCGACCTGGAAGACGGCACCCTGTACGACATCCCCAGCGACCGCGACGTCATCGGCGACCTGCGAGCCTTCAAGGTGGTCAGGGGCGTGGCTCGCATCCCGGACGTCCGCACTACCGAGAAGGAAGGCGGCAAGCGCCACGGTGACGCCGGTATCGCCATGGCCCTGGCGCGCTTCGCCAGCCGTATGGAGATCGAGCAATACGGCTATGAGGCCGTGCGCGCCTCCAACTCCGACAAGATCAACGACGACGACCAGGTGTCCCACGGCTGGGGCATCGGAGGTGTTCTGTAATGGCTGATTCCCCCATTCTCGACGCGGCCGGGCGCCCGTTCCCGAAGGTCGACCTTCTGCAGGAAGTCGTGCAGGCCAGCGTGACGGGCGTCTATCAGGCGTGGTCGACCGACACCGTGTCGACCTCGCTCGACCCGGCCCGCCTGCGCGCCATCCTCAACGCCGCCGCCACGGGTGATGCCCGCGACTACCTGACCCTGGCCGAGGAAATGGAAGAGAAGGACCCGCACTATGCGGCAGTCTTGGGCACCCGAAAGCGTGCCGTCTCCGGCCTGCCGGTCAGTGTGGAGGCGGCCAGCGCGGACGGTCGCGACGAGGAACTGGCCGACACCGTGCGCCAACTGGTCGAGCTGCCCGAGTTCGGGGACATGCTCGACGATCTGCTGGACGCCATCGGCAAGGGTTACTCGGTGGTGGAACCCATTTGGGAGTACCGCGACGGTCTGCTCTGGCCGAAGACCTACGAGCACCGCGACCCGCGCTGGTTCCAGTTCGACCGGGTGACGGGGAAGCGCCTGCAGCTGCTCGACTCGACCGGCCAGGGCGTCGAGCTGCCACCTGATCGCCTGATCATCCACCGGCCCCGCCTCAAGTCCGGCTTGCCGATTCGCGGCGGCGTCGCGCGCCTGGTGGCCGTCTCCTACATGTGCAAGTCGTTCTCGCTGAAGGACTGGATGCGCTTCGCCGAGCTGTTCGGCATGCCCCTGCGGATTGGTCGCTATGGCCCCGGCGCGAAGCCCGACGACATCGCGGTGCTTCGCCGGGCCGTGGCGCAGCTGGCGGCCGATGCCGCCGCCATCCTCCCGGAAGGGATGAAGATCGACTTCGAAGAGATCGCCAACGCGGCGGGCGGCGCTGAGCTGTTCGAGAAGCTGGCCGAGTGGCTGGACAAGCAAATCTCCAAGGCGGTCCTGGGCCAGACCATGACCACCGACGATGGATCGAGCCAGAGCCAGGCGAACGTCCATAACGAGGTACGCAAGGACATCCTCAAGGCAGACGCCAAGCAGCTCTCAGCAACCATCAATCGCGACCTGGTGCGCGTCTTTGTAGACCTGAACTTCGGCCCGCAGAAGGTCTACCCGCGTGTGGTACTCCAGGTCACCGAACCGGAAGACCTCAAGACACTGGCCGACGCCCTAGGGCCCTTCATCGACCGGGGGCTGAAGGTCGGCGCCGCCGCCATCCTGGACAAGTTCGGTCTCGCCCAGCCGGAGGATGGTGAGGCTGTGCTGAGTCCGGTGGGAGGTATGCAGTTGCCGCCGGCCTTGAACCATGAGCAAGCCTGCCAGTGCCACGCCTGCAGCGGTCACCGGAAAGCGCTCAACGCCGAGCAGCAACGCCGCGACGAGCTGGACCAGCTGGCCGACGACGACCTGGGCGACTGGGAGCCGCTGATGCGGCCCGTGCTCGATCCCCTCCAGGCGCTGGCCGACAAGGCCGGCAGCTTCGAAGAGTTCAAGGCCGGCCTGGCTGGGTTGCTCGACGAGATGGACCCGAGCGAGCTGATCGAGAAGTTGGCCGAGGCGAGCTTCAAGGCTCGCGCCCTGGGCGACGTGAGGGATGAGCTTTGACGCCCGAAAACGCCCAGGTGCCAGTGCCAAAGGACGCGCTGGATTGGTTCCGCGCCAAGGGCATGAAGCCCAGCTTCAGCTACCTGGATGTCTGGCAAGAGGAACATGCCACCACCTGGACGGTGGCCAAGGCCATGAGGCTGGACATCCTGGAGGCGATCCGCTCGGCGGTCGACGAGATGATCGAGGCCGGCCAGGACTTCGGCACCTTCAAGCGCGAGCTGCAGCCGCTCCTGGTCAAGCTGGGATGGTGGGGCGTGTCGAACATGGTCGACCCGCTGACCGGAGAAAAGCTCGACGTGCAGCTGGGCAGCCCGCGCCGGCTGCGCACCATCTACGACATCAACCTGCGCACCGCCAACGCGGCGGGCCAGTGGCAGCGCATCGAGCGCACGAAGAAGACGCACCCGTATCTGCTCTATCAGCTCGGTCCCAGTCAGCACCACCGGCCCCAGCACCAGGCCTGGGCCGGCATCCTGCTGCCGGCTGACCATCCGTTCTGGAAAACGCACTTCCCGCCGAACGGCTGGGGCTGCAAGTGCTGGGTGCGCCAGGTCTCGAAGCGCGAGGCCGCGCGCCTGCTGGCGACCGGCGCGTACCTGGACCGGGCGCCCACCCAGGAAGAGATGGAGTACATCAACCGCCGCACCGGCCAGGTGCTGCGCGTGCCAGTGGGGATCGATCCAGGCTGGGCCTACAACCCCGGTGCGGTGTCCCGGCTGGAGCAGGCGCAGCAGATGCTGGAAGAGAAGGAGAAGGCGGCCACCTTCCTGGTGAAAACGCCTGAGCCCGAGAACGCGCTCAGGAGCGACGAACGCCACTGAGGCTAGGCGACGGGTGCGGGTAAGTGGCGTTCGCGCGTTCTGCGCAAATCTAACGGCGGTCTAACGGTATAGAGAGGGTAAGCGATGGTCGAGTGGAACGAAGTAATCGGATGGATCACTGCTGGAGTGGTGGCGCTGGGGATTGCCTGGGCGCCCGTCGCCTGCACCATGAGCAACAACGCGAAGATCGAGGCGGCCATTCAGCGCGGCGCCGATCCGATCAAGGCTCGCTGCGCCTTTGCCGGCAGCACGGACACTGCTGCTTGCGCCGTAGCAGCGGCCAAGGGGGATGGTCATGAATAGTACCGCGAAGCGGATCACCGGCCCAATGAAGAGGGACTCCATGGGCGAGTACTGCGATGAGTACGTCCTGGCGAGCGAGCACCGCCGCCTGGCGGCTGAAGCGGAGACCTTCCGTATCAGCTCCGGCATCAAGCAGGCGGACCTGGAGCTTGAGCAGGAGCGCTACCGGTATGCGCTGAAGCGTATAAAGGAGATGGACCTGCTGTTCGCCCGGTACATCCTGGCCATGCGCTCGGCCGTCATCGAGATGGAGCATGGCGCCGGAGCGGAAGCCGCCATGACCTGGATCGTCAACAGTCTGGCCGGCCCCGGCGAGCTGCCGCCGGATGGCGAGGTCGACGCCCAGGGCTATTTTGATCGGGAGATCGCCGTGGTGGATAAGGCCCTGAGCGACGTGTTCGACTACTTCAAGGCGAATCGCCTGCCGCCGGGCTGGGGATCGGCCCGCCCCCCTTGCTGACTTGCTGAACCCCTTCCTCTAATCCCGCCTCCCTCATGCCGCCGACTATGGCGGCATGAACAAACAAGCCCCCCAGCACAACCGCGCAGTCTCCACCGCCCTCTGCTTCGAGCTGAGCGCCGAGGTCCCAGAGTGGGTGGAGGTTCTCCCGCCCGGTCCTACCGTGACCGGCCGCGACGGCCGGCAATGGACCTACGACCCGCACCAGGTCATCGCCGCCACCACGGCGCACCAGGACGGAGCTGACCTGCCGTTCGACTACTGGCATGCCACCGAACTGAAAGCCCCGCTTGGCGAACCCGCTCCGGCTGTCGGCTGGGCGAAGGAGTACCGCGTCAACGAGCGCGGTGCTGTGGAGGCGCGCGTGGAGTGGACGGAGGCAGCCCGCAACGCCATCCAGGCGCGCGAGTACCGCTACGTCAGCCCGGTATTCATGCACAGCAAGGCGGGCCGCATCGACCGCTTCAGCTCCTTCGGCCTGGTGACCAAGCCGAACCTCTCCATCAAGGCCCTCAACGCCGAGGGTGCCCCACTTCAACCACCAGAGGTAAACGCAATGGACCTCGCTGCAATCGCTGTAATCCTGGCGGCCCTCGGCCTGCCTGACACCGCCACGGCAGAGGACGCCGTGGCCGCCATCAACAAGCTGTCGCAGGACAAGAAAGACCTGCAGACCGCTGCCAACAGCGAGAAGGCGCCGTCGCTGGACAAGTACGTCCCGCGCCAGGACTACGCCCGCCTGGAGCAGCGTGCGCTCAACGCTGAGCAGCAGCTGGCGCAGCAGAAAAAGGACGACCTGGAGAAGGCCATCAACGCCGAGATCGAGGCGGCCCTCAAGGCCGGCAAGATCACTCCCGCAACCAAGGACTACCACCTGGCGGCCTGCCGCGAGGAAGGCGGACTCGTCCGCTTCCGCGAGTTCGTCAAGGCGGCCCCGTCCGTCACCGATCCGGTCACGCCGGAGGGTGAGAACAAGGGCGGCCAGAAGGCCCTCAACGCCGAGCAACAGCAGGCTGCGCGCATGCTGGGCATGAGCGACGAGCAGTTCATCAAGCACATCGAGGGGGTTAACTAACCATGGCCGTTACTATCACGCCGGCACTTCTCACTGCCCTGTTCCAGGGCTACCAAGCTGCCTACCAGAAGGCGCTCGCCGCTGCTCTGCAAACCACCAACTGGCAGAAGGTGGCAACCCTGGTGCCCAGCACTACCGCTGGCAACATCTATCCGTGGCTGGGCCAGTTCCCCACGCTCCGCGAGTGGGTGGGGGAGCGCGTGCTCAAGAACATGGCCGCGCATGGCTACGCCATCAAGAACAGGAAGTTCGAATCCACCGTGCCTATCAGCCGCGAAAGCGTCGAGGATGACCAGGCCGGTGTGTTCCTGCCTATGTTCGAGGAGATGGGGCGCGCGGCTGCTTACCACCCGGAGTCGTTGGTATTCGAGCTGCTCAAGACCGGCTTCATCACCGAGTGCTACGACGGTCAGAACTTCTTCGACACCGAGCACCCGGTTTACCCAGAGGTCGACGGCACTGGCAGGGCGGAACTGGTCAGTAACATGGATGTTCCGGCCACCGACCCCGGCCCGGCCTGGTTCCTGCTGGATACCTCCCGCGCGATCAAGCCGATCATCTTCCAGGAACGCACCAAGCCGGAAATGACCAGCAAGACCAACCCGGCCAACAGCGACCATGTGTTCACGCACGACGAGTATGTCCACGGTGTGCGCTACCGCTGTGAGGCGGGGTTCGGGTTCTGGCAGATGGCCTTTGCCAGCCGCCAGCCGCTGACCGGGGAGTTCTACGGCAAAGCCCGTGCGGCAATGCAAGGCTTCACCGCAGACGGTGGCCGTCCGATGAAGATCAAGCCGACCCTGCTGGTGGTTCCGCCGCAACTGGAAGCCCAGGCGCGCAAGCTGCTGGTCAAGGACGAGAACGGCGGCAACGAATGGGCCGGCACTGCCGAGCTGTTCGTATGCGACGAGCTGGTCTAAGGGGGCGCCGCCATGATCGTGCGTATCAAGGCAAGTCGGGCTGTCTACCGCAGGTGTGGCGTCGTCTTCGGCAAGCAGCCCCTGGACTTCGCGGGCGACCGCTTCACCGTGGCCGAGCTGGAGACGCTCCAGGGCGACCCGGTGCTGACGGTCGCGCTGGTCGACTGCGAGCTGCCGGCCGGTGCCGGCCAGTCTGGTGGCGAGGAACAGGCGCCGGCTGGTGGTTCTGCTTCGGCTGAACCGCCTGCCGCCCCTGTGGCCCCGGCCACCAAGGCGGCAAGGGCTCCGGCGAAGGCTGCGCCCAAGGGCAAGGGCGCTGCCAAGGCCAAGGGACCGGCCAAGGCGGCAGGGAAGCCCGCCGCACCGGCGGACAAGGACGAGCAGCCGGCCGGCGACGGTGCCAACTCTCCTGCAAAGGATGCGGAAGGTGATGGCACCGGGACCGGGCAGGAGTAACCGCCATGCCCTACGCCACCCGCGAGGAAATGGTTGAGCGCTGGGGCATGGACGCCCTCCTGGTCGTGGCTGATCGCGACCAGGATGACGTGCTCGATGACGCGGTGGTCGACAAGGCGTTGGCCGATGCCAGCGCCGAAATCGACTCCTATGTCGGCGTCCTGCACCGCCTGCCGCTGCCGGAGCTTCCGGCCGCCCTGGTGCAGCCCTGCTGCGACATCGCCATGTATCGGCTGTCGCCGGACGGCACCAGCAGCACGGAAGAGAAGCGCAAGCGCTACGAAGACGCGGTGAAGTACCTGGTGCGGGTATCCGAGGGAAAGGCCTCCCTCGGCCTGCCCACGCCGGTTGACCAGGAAAGCAGCGGCTTTGCCTTCTTCGAGTCGGAACCCAAGCGGTTCGGGAAGCTGCTGTGACCGGCGCGGCCATCAACGTCAACCTGCTCCAGGACCCGCGCTTGGCTCGGCGATTGGACCGCCTGGCTGAACTGGACCTGGGGCCGCTGCTGGAGGGCATCGGCGCCGAGGTGGAGAGCCAGACGCGCCGCCGCATCCAGGTCGACAAGGTGAGCCCGGCCAACGAGCCGTGGCCGGAGTGGTCCGCCGACTACGCCGAGACACGGCACAGCGGCCAGAGCCTGCTGCAGGGCGAGGGCCACCTGCTGAACAGCCTGACCTACCAGGTCATGGGTGACAGCGTCCTGGTCGGCAGCCCTCTGGTCTACGCCGCTACCCACCAGTACGGCGACGAGGATCGCGGTATTCCGCAAAGGGAATACCTCGGTCTGGAAGGCGTGGACCTGGACGACGTGATTGGCCTGGTCGAGGACTACCTGGAGGAGCTGGCAGATGAGTGAGTTAACAGCCGACCAGGTGCTGGACGGCATCAAGGCCTGGGCAGAGCGCGCCTTCGTGGCCAGCGACCTGAAGGTTGAGACGCAACTGCACGGCGGCCGATTCCTGTCGGCCGAGCTGGAGCGCTACGCCACCAGGTCAATGGCCTGCCGCATCGCCCTGGAGGGCCTCAAGTTCAACTTGAATGGCCAGGGGAAGCTGGTGGCCACCGCCCTGGTAGTGGTCGTCGGCCTGGCTGGCGACCTGGGCAAGGCCGGGAGCCGGGCCGGCAACGTGCTGCGTCTGCTGGCTCCCCTGCAGGCGGCACTCCCTGGAACCAAGCACGACCTGGAACTGATGGACAGCATCGACGCCAAGGATGTGCGTGCAGCAAACCTCTACAACGCCGCGCTGGAAGGCCGCAACTGTGCCGCCTGGGTACTGGCCTGGCCTGTGAAGTTTCAACACCCCAGAGTCCGATAGGAGGACACATGAAAGTAGAAAAGGCCCCCGCCTCGGCAGGGGAAACCAAACCGGCCGGCGTGAAGGTGAAGATCACCCACGACAATGGGCACCGCCATGCCGGCATCAAGCGCCCCAAAGACGCGGTTATCACCGTATCCGAGGCCGATAAAAAGCTGATCGTCGAGCACTTCAAGGTCGGCGAAGAAGTGACGGGGGAATAACCCATGGCAGGAGTCAAGGTATTCAAGGGCATCGGCATCGTCTCTGCCCAGCGTCTGGGCATCGAGAACGCACCGATGCGCGACCTGGGCGACGTCGAGCAATTCAAGATCGCGCACCGCACCAGCTCGATCACCTGGAAACAGCATCGCCGCGTGGGTGGCGGCAACCTGGCCAAGCTCGATACCCCTGAGGGTGTGGACCTGACCGTGCAGATGCAGGAATGGTCCGAAGAGAACCAGGCCATGGTCACTCAGGGCAAGGTCATCGAGCTGGAGCCGGAGACCGTCACTGGCGAAGCGGTCGTGCTGATTCCGGGCAGCCTGGTCGTGACCGACTTCCCCGGCCCGACGAACCTGGTCATCACCAAGACTCAGGGCAGCACGCCTGTGCCGCTGGCCGAAGTTGAGACGTCGGCGGCAGGCTTCCGGGTGAAAGCGGACAGTACCGCCATCACCGAGCCGACTCCGGCGACAATCGCTTACACCAGCACCAAGGCGATCCGCATCGAGCCAATCGTGGAAGCCGGCGCCGAGTACAAGCTGGTCCTGGACGGCCTCAACGAAGCCGACAGCGGCCGCCCGGTGGTCGTGACCATCTGGCGCTGGAAGGCGCCGCCTGCGGAAGAGCTGGCACTGATCGACGCGGAGAACCCCGGCAAGCTGCTGTCGAAGGGCGAAATCCTGGCCGACCCCACCCGTCCGGCTGACGAATCGCCGTTCTACCGCATCGACTGGCTGTAACCCGCCCACCACGCCGGCCCCTGGTGGGGCCGGCCTTTGGAGGTACCGAACATGAGCATGGCTCTGAAACAGACACTCGACTTCGACGGCCTGCGCGTCGATGTGCGTGAGCTGACCGTCGGCGAGATTCGCCAGTTGCTCAAGACCATGGCCGACGGCGGCAGTGGCGACCTGGTCGACAGCATGCTGCTGGAAGAGATCGGCCTGGCCGAGCTGCAGCTGATGACCAACCTGGAGCCCGAGCAACTGGACGACCTGACGCCGGGCCAGCTGCGCAAGGTGTACGAAGCCTGCCGCGAGGTGAACAAGGATTTTTTCGACCTGCGCGGGCGCGTCGAGCAGGTGGGGCGGCGAATCCTGGAGAAGCTCTCCAGCAGCTCGAACGAAACGCCAGCGCCCTGATTCGGCACGGGCACACCGGCCTCTGGAGCTATCCCTGGGGCACCTGGCAGGCGGCACACGCCGAGGCAATCGAAGCCGCCGAGCGAGCCAGCAAAGGGCAGTAGCCCATAACGACGAAGCCCCGCGCAATGCGGGGCTTCTGCTTTCTGCTGAACCCCTTCCTCTTCGGAGGGGGGCGCTGTCAGAGGAAGCTGTTCAGCAGCTAGGAGCGGTTCTTCGAACGCCAGCCGGGGAAGCCAAGGGCTGCGGCGAGCAGCCACAGGAACACACTGGCAATGCCTGCGGCCACGCCAATCAACGCTATCAGCTTTGGCGCAATCAAGGCGACGACGATGATGAACAAGATGACCAGGTGATAGAACTTCATGACTGACGTCCGCCTCTCAGTTTCCGTTGACGCTCGGCAGGGGCGCGCCGAGCTGCAGAACTTCCGAGCTGGCTACTCTGCACTGATGGACCAACTGCGGCGCCCGCTCAATCAAATCGCGTCCCTGCGCGATCTGCAGTCCAGCCTAGTCGAGAACGACAAGCAACTCAATGCGGTGCGCGACCGCGTGCGCGAGCTGGCAAACGAGCTGATCAGCGCGGAGAGGCCGACCAAGGCCCAGCAGATGGCCTACCGGGCCGCCACGGCAGAAGCCAAATCCCTGGAGCAGGCCATCGCCGGGCAGAAGGTGCAGCTCGCCCAGTTGTCGGCCTCGCTGAAGAGTGCCGGCGTCGACACCAACTACCTAAGCAACGAGCAGAAGCGCCTCGCGGCGGACTTGGCACAGGCCAGCGCTGCGGCCGACCAGCAGGCCCGCGTTGCAGGTGCCCGTGCCGCGCTTGGCATCCGCCCGCACAGGGAGATTCGCAACGAGGTGGCGCTGCTCCAGCAGCAGTACGCCACCCTGCAGCGTGTCGGTGGGCTATCCGCTGCTGAGCTGGCTCAAGCCCAGGTGCGCCTGCGCGAGCGCACCGCCGAGCTGCTGGAGGGCACCAATGGCTGGGCCAAGTCCCTCGGCCAGGTGCATGTCCAGGCTGGCGTAGCGCTGGCCAGCGTCGGCGCCCTGGCCTACGGCGGTGGCCAGCTGCTGTCCTTCTACGCCCGGTTTGCTCAGGAAATGGCGGCGGTGGACAGCATCACCAACATGAGCCGGCCGCAGCTCCAGGCGATGTCCCGCGACGTCCGCGACCTGTCTGTAGCCATGGGCCGAGACGCTGCCCAGTCGGCCGAGGCGCTCAACGACATCCTTTCGTCCGGCGTCTCCGAGGACAACGGCCTGGCAGTCCTGGCACTGTCGACCAAGGCCGCCATCGCCGGCTTGACCGAGACCAAGACCGCCGCCGCTGGTGGCTTGGCTGTGGTCAATGCCTACGGCGAGAGCATCCAGAACCTGGGCCTGCGCTACGACCAGATGTTCCTGGCGGTACGCGACGGTGTGACCACGTTCCCCGAGCTGGCCCAGTACCTGGGCGACGTGCTGCCCAGCGCCAAGGCGGCCGGCGTCGGCTTCGACGAAGTGGCCGCCGCCATTGCCCGTATGACCATCGCCGGCATCCGCACCCCGCAGGCCGTCACTGCACTGAAGGGCGCAATCAATGCGCTGGCCGCGCCGACGCCAGACGCGCAGAAGAAGATGGACGAGCTGGGCATCACCTGGAAGGGCCTCACTGCCACCCTGGAGGATATCGCGTCCCGGAAGCTGGGGCTCGATGCCATGCGCCAGTTGATCCCGGATGTTGAGGCCCGCACCGCTGTGCTGAGCCTGACTCAGTACATTAAAGAGATGCGGGCCGAGGTGACGGCCATGGGCGAGGCCGGCGGTGCGATGGAGGCGGCATATCAGAAGATGTCCAACACGCCCCAGGCAGACCTGGACCGATTCAATGCGGCACTCGCAGAGACGAAGCTGCAGTTGGGCGAGGCGGCTACTGCGTTCTTGCCAGTGATTCAAGTTGTCGGCGATCTTCTGAAAGAATTCAACAGTCTCCCGGAGCCTGTTCGCGTTGCTATTGCCGCCCTTGTTGCAAGTGGGGCGCTGATTGCTAGCTTCGGAAGTGCAATCCGTGCCCTGCGCAGTCCTTTCGAGCTGTTCCTCGGCCACCTCCGCGCCACTCCCGGCGCCGCTGCCGCCACCTCAACCGGCATGGGCCGGATTGGTGCAAGCGCAGCCAGCCTGATTCCCACTCTGCGCAACCTGGCCACCGTCGCCAACCTGGCCAAGGGTTCCCTAGCCCTGGGCGTTGTCGGGTGGACCGGCAGCAACCTGCTTGAGCTGTACGACCTCTATAAGCAGAACCAGGAACTGACCAAGAGCCAGCGCGACTACGAGCAGGCGCTCAACGACACCATCGCCAAGACGACCGAATATGCCGACGTCGTGGTCCAGCCGGCCGAGGCGCTGGCGCGGATGAATGACGAAGAGCGCAAAGCCTACGCCGAGAGCCTGCGCCTTGCGCAGCAGCACTACCAGAAGACCGCCGAGCTGCTGAGCCGGCGAGCGTATGAGCGCGACCCCTCATCCAACCAGGTCGACCCCGACGCCCTGGCCGCCGCGAAGCGCGCAGGCGACTACCGCCGCGCCCTGGAACAGATGGAGCAGGACCAGGCTGCAGCGGCCCAGGCCCTGGAAGCCGCGGAGAAACGGCACACGGACAACATGGACAAGATCAGGGCCGACAACCTGAAGAAAATCCAGGTCCAGCTGGCGGCTGAAATGCGGCTCTACGACCAGGCCAACAAGCGCCTGCAGGCCGCGAAGAAACAGCGTGAGGCAGTCGCCAAGGAATTCTCGGACCTGTCCAAGGACATGCGCGCATCGCCCACCTCGGGCACCGCGTCACTGTCCGACGTCTACGACCTGCAGGCCGGCGCCCGCCAGTCCCTGCAGCGCGGCCGCAACGACGACGCCCTGCGCCAGGCCCGCGAGGCGGCCAAGGTGCTGCGCGAGCTGAAGGACGCCGGCGAGAACGGCTACGGCATGGCCGGCATCGCCGACAACCTGGGCAAGATCGCCAACGAGGCGGCGAAGAACGTCGAGGGCGACGAGAATGTCAAGCTCGCCCTGGTGAAGGCCGAGATGGACGACCTGCTGGCCAAGGCCGAGGCGCTCAAGCGCGTGAATATCGAGTTCACGGGCGACGAGAAGAGCATGGAGCAGCTGGAACAGCAGGCGCTGGCCCTGGCCGAGCGTCTGAAAAAATACATGGTCATCCCGGTCAACTACGTTGGCGTGGACCCGAACGTCGCCAGCAGCGAAAAGGCGGCCGGCAAGGTCATCGACGGCGCCGACGGCAGCGTCAATCGCGCGGCCGGGGGCTGGGTGGACGGCCCCGGCAGCTTCACCTCAGACAGCATTCGGCTGAACGCCTCGCGCGGCGAGTTCGTCATGCAGGCCCGTGCCGCCCAGCGCCTGGGCGCGATGAACCTGGAGCACATGAACCGCACGGGCGAGCTGCCCGGCCGGGCCGAACTGGTGCCGCACATCCCCAGCCTCCCGGCGTTGGAGCGTAGCGGCGAGCGTCAGCCGCTCAACCTGGAAATGCCGTGGGGCGGCTCCTACGCCCTGGAGGGATCGCCGGCCGAGGTCTCGCGGTTCGACCAGGACCTGCGCAAGGCCCGCATCAAGTTCGGAGGGACCGGCCGTGTCTAATGCCCCGACGCCGCTGGTCCTGGGCGGTATCTCGATTCTGCAGCATGCCGGAGCAGGCCCGATCCGCCAGCGCTATGAGCCCATCGGCGGCAGCACCTCGCTGCGCCTGAACGGTGGGACCGGGATCAAGATGACGAACTGGTCCAGGACGTCCACGACCGCCAGCGGCTCCGGCAACCTCGACCCCGGCCTGTTCGCCCTCGATGTCAGCCAGCCCCTGGAGCTGCTGTGCGTTGCGCCTCGCGCGATGATTGGCACAACCCGGCAATTCGCGCTGCCCCCCGCCGCCCAGCGCCGCCCCGACGTGGCGCCCTGGGGCTGGGCATACGCAGGCGGCCGCTGGCTGGACACGAACGTCGACATGAACGGCGACAGCGCCGAGCTGCAGGCGGTCGTTGGCGCCAGCGCCTACCGCGTCTTCTGGCTGCCGCGCCTGGTGGTTTTCACGCCCGGGCTGTCCTACGAGTTCGACGAGGCCAGCGGGCTCTACGACTGGTCGCTGAGCGCGGAGGAAATCTGATGCTTGGCGGGCTTCCTCTCAACGCAGCTGCACTCGGCATACTGTGGGCCGTTGGCTCCGAACCGGGCGAGCCGGGTGAGCCTGGTGTTGTGCAGCCGCCGAAGCCACCAGGCCTGGGCGTGCCGACCTCGGGCTATGCCTTCCGCTGGTGGGTGTCGGTGCTGATCGGCGGCGAGCAAGTCGCCGCGAACCTGACCGGCCGCATGCAGATTGACCGCGAGGAAGGGGCGGCCGGCGTTGCCACTTTCTCCCTGTACTACCCGCCCGGCGAATCGGTTCCGACCGACCTGGGCGGCGATGCGGTGGCCATCGATTTCCTGAGCGAAACCGGCGGCGTCACCACCTCGGCCCGGCGCTATACCGGCGTTGCGGTGGAACCTCGCTGGGACGCGGTCAACCGGGTGATGGAGATCACCTGCAGCGACAAGCTGCAGCAGCGCATCGAGCAGATGCAGATTGCCGAGATTGACGCTCTGATTGGCGGCGCCTGGTCATCTGACGTCTTCGAAGCTATCGAGGGGCGTAGCCGCTTCGACTACGCCACCGAGCGCCTGAGCACGGTGCCTGCGGCCCTGGACATTGGCGTCGATGGCCAGATGCGCGTCACCAGCTGGTATGCCCAGGCGCCGGCCTTTGTCTTCGCTGAGGGCAGCACGCTCTATCAGAGCGTGAGCGTCGAACTGGCCCAGGCGCAGAGCGCCACCAATCGCGTGGAGCTTAGCGTCGACTATCGCTACAGCCGCCTGTGGGAGCGCCACGACAGCTATTCGTGGGAGCACCCTGGCACGGGTGGGCTTGGGGGAGTTGGTGGCTTCTGCCACTGGCGGCCGGACTCGTCCGACCTGCCTGACGTCGACATGATCGAGCAGGCGACGTCCAGCGCTGGCATGAAGATGTTGACCGGCGCGGTCTACAACAAGCTGCCGCCGTCCAGCGGCGACCCGTGCGGCACCGGTCAAGGCTGGATCAACAAGTTCCCCAACCTGGTGCTAGCCACCACTTGGACCGGTGGCCGACGGTGGGTGCAGCCGATCACCGAGCGCTACTCGGTCCTGGTCGGCACGCTTGTGGGCCTACAGGGCGCGAGCGAGGTTCAGGTGATCGCCCGCCAGAACGCCGCCTTCGAGATCGAGGACAAGCGCAGCGAGGCCTGGGAGAACGACGACTTCAACACAGGCGAGCCGGGTGCCATTGACCTGGTGGACGACTCGCGCCGCGAGACGGCCTTCAGCTGCACGCTGCAGCGGGCCGCCGTCACCGTCATCGGCGCGCATCGCGGCACCACGGTCAGCTGGCAGGTGCCCACCCCTATGGGTATCGGCTGCGACCTGGTGCATACGCTGGAGCTGCGCGACCAGGTGAAGGCGCGCGGCAAGTGCCGCCGCATCGTCGACGAGCTGGACTTCAGCGCCGGGACCGCCATCACCACGCTGTCCATTGCCGTGATGCGCGGCGGTGGCAGCTCCGACGTGCTGTCGCCGCCGGCCAAGCCGGACGTCGACGTCGCCGAGGTCGACTTCACCCACGACCCACTGCCCACCCAGCTTGGCATGCGCAACGAAAGCCCGATCTACAACGACGAGCTGGATGGCTTCGCGGGTAACTACGACAACCGCGACGACGACATCAACCCGAACCTGGAAGAGTTCCCGCGCCGGATGACGATCACCGCGCCGGAAATTGAGGCCGGCCTGCGCGACGAGCGCGAAGTGCCCGTTGCGGTCACCTACCAAGTCGGCATCCCCGACGACTTGCTGGAGCTTTGACATGGCATCCAACACCAGCCGTACCAGCGCGCAGATGGTCGAGGACCTGCGGGCCCTCACTGGCGGCAGTAGCGCGCAGAGCAAGCAACTGGAGGCGCTGGAGCCGCGCGGCGCACTCGCCGCCAAGCGCGGCCGGGCGGACTACCAGGCACCGGCCGCAGCTACTGGCGGCGGTGGCATCGCCAGTCCGCTGAAGGAAGAGGACGCATCCAAGCGGGAGTACTACGAGGACCAGCTGATACCCAGCACTGACGGGCTTGCCTGGCTGCGCCTGAAGTCGGTGAAAAAGCTGGTGATGAAAGACGGAGACGGCGCGGAGGTCGTCATGGAGTTTGCAAATGGCCTATCCGAATAGTCCTGTCGATGCTGTGCCTGCCGTGTGGGGCTGGCCCTGGCATGGCCTCATGACCAGCGAGGATGGCGAGTCGCCCAAGTTGGTTTACCCGGATACCGGCCGCGTCGTCGACTGTGGATACGGCGGCCACTGGACGTTCCTCTGGGACATTGGCATGCCGGCGCCGGAGCTGCCTGAAGGCACAGTGCTGGAGCCGAACGAGGCGTGGTGGACCAAGGCCGTGCTGCGTCACCCTGGTGGCGCTGAGTTCAGCGTCTGGGGCTGGGCTGGGACAGGCGCACCCGGACCGATCAGGCTGGCCAGTGGTGTCGGTAAGCTCCAACTGCAGTGCTGGCTGGACTTCTTCACCCTGGCGTTCAACGTCCGGGCCACTGTCACGATTCGTCTGCCTGGCGGTGTTCGCACTTCGACAGCGCAGGCTTCCATCAGCCGTGCCGACCTCGGCATGCCGGCAAGTGTCACCGAGCCGCCCTCGATTCAGATGATTGACCGACGTGCTGATGGCTGCGGAGTCATCATTCGCCTTTATCAATCAGCGGGAACGGCAGCGCGTCCCCTTGAGGAGACACTTGGGCTTGTCGAGGCCCAGTTCTCCGGTGACTTCAATTCGCTGGCGGTTTCGCTGCAGGTGCTTGCGACGGCTGCCGAAGGGCGTGGCGCATGGACGATCATCACTGATCCTGGCCCATTTTCTTTGACCAAGGTCCAGGTTTCCCGGCCCGACTTCAACACTCACGACATTTACGTTGGAACGGTTGATGCCAAGTACCGGCTCGACCAGGCGGTATGGGCTTGGTACGACACGTCCGGGTATTCGGCGGAGGTTGTTCGTTACTCGATGCTGTATGACTTCCACGCCGAACTGACCGCCGATATCACAGAAGAGGGAAACCCTGAAGAAACACCCTGGACGTACGACTGCCTGTCAGTGACCGATGAAGTACAGACCTACACCCTGTCAGCAGGTGGCGTATCGACGACCTCCGTTGTCACGAACAAGTTTACGGAGCACGACATTGGATGGTTCGGCGCCCCAGGGAACGCTCCAACCCACGGGGTTGATGGCCATCGAGAAAGCATAGGTCTGTGGGATGGCGAGCAGGTCAGCTACAGAGCCACGAATAACCACAACGAGTACGCATGGCTGGATTTCACCATCGCGTGGCCATGGGTTCCGGATGATTCGCAGTTGCCATGGACCTACCAGGTCAATACCTATGGCGCACCTGCTGGCTCGTTCATCTCAGTCGTGAGATGGAAGGTCCTCTCAAACAAGATGCTGGCGATACGGCATGAGCTTGTAAACGAGCTGAACAAGCCGGGGCTCCGCTGGACCTACACCGATGCCCTCAGTCCCTCCGGCACCGTGTCTGGGCGAATGACCATGAATTCGGACGACACCTACAGGCAAGGCAAGCTGCGTGGCTCCTGGTGTCCCGTCACGTTCCAGGCGGCCAAGCACCTGGACCTTCACGACTACAGCTGGGTATGAACATGCCGACTCGTTACGTCAATAACTGGCTGACGCGCCTCAACGCCGCGCTGCCGGCCGGTGGCGCCTCCCTGCCGGTCCCCCAGGCGGCTCTCAACAGGCTGGACCTCTCCAATGGCGGGCAATACTTCCTGACTCTGGTCAATAGCCTCAACCCCTTAGAGCAGAGTGCTTTCGAGGTGGTGCTGCTTACCGCATCGGGCCTACAGCGCGCCCAGGAAGGCACAAATGACGTCCAGTGGCCGACAGGCTCTTACGTCTACTGCGCAGTGACAGCCGGAGCAATAGCGATGCTCTTGGCAAGAGTCGAAGCATTAGAGGCGCAGCTGACTCCCTCTCTTCCGGAGAACCTGCTTGTTGACCACGGCGGTAACCCGCTGGTCGACCAGGCGGGCAACTACTTGGTCTATCGGGCCAGCACTCTTCCGGAGAACCTGCTTGTCGACCAAGGCGGTAATCCGTTAGTCGACCAAGCGAATAACTTCCTTATCAACGGAGCATGAATATGGCGAATGTCGAGCATGTATTGAGCGGGGCTGGTGCGCCAACGGCCGCGCCGCCGAGTATTTCCGCGCACTACGTAGACACTGTGTCAGGGGCCGCCTACATCTCAACTGGCACTTCGAATGCCAGCGACTGGCGCCTGCTGTATGAAGATACTGGATGGCAGTTGGCCGAGGGGTTGAACGACTTCCAGTATCCGCCGGAGTGCCGTCGGCTCAACGGTGTGGTGTACTTGCGCGGGCTGAGCTGGGTATCTACTGAATTCCAGGGGCAGTATGTAGCACAGCTGCCTGAGGGCTTTGCCCCCTTCGGGCAATGGCGCCAGTTTGTCCGTTCGAACTCCAACGAGGGCCGCCAATTCGAAATTACCATCTCGGGTTCTGACTCGGATTCTGTTCCTCCGGAAGACGTTGGCAAGATCATGGTCACGTCCAACTTCTCGGCGGCGGCTGGAAGCGACTATGTCGACTTCAGGGGGATTTCGTTCCCGGTGGGGTAG